GTTGAACAGATGAATGGTGCTCAATTTCTACGTCACTGGCATAGTGCAATGGCCTACTACCGCATGGAATTCAGCGGTAAAGATTTGAAGCCCGCAGTGATCAAATGGATGACCAGCGTCGATTGTGCTAAAGAAGACATTGCCGCATTTAAGAAAACCAAAGATAATCGTTGCAATTTGACCATGGGTTCTATTGCTAGCTGTCTGCTTCGCGGCATGCCAGCTGTTCGTGCAGATTTCAACGATGGCAGAAATACTGCTGAATGGTTGCGTAATGCAATTAATGATGTCATTGCAGAAGGCAAAGACGACGTTGATGAAGACGCAGTTGCCACAGAAGTTAAACCCGTTGTCGCACAGCCTACTATCCAAGAACGTGTTAAAGAAGCCGCTTATAGGATGACTGAAGAACTGGAAGATGCCATTGAAGGCTTCCAGAAAGATCCAGAAAACTTTGATCCAAAAGCATTTAAGGTTCTTAACTTGCTCAAAGGCAAAGAAGTCAAGGCAGCTCATGCACGTATTATCAAATCGTTCTACGCACCGCAATTAGCAGAGCTTGAAGAACTTGCAGGCGGTAGCAAAGACGAACAGTTGCGAGAAGCATATAGTCATCGTAGCCGTAAACAAATTAAGAATTTGATTGCTTTCTATCAAGAGATTTCCAGTGCCTGCGATATGCTTGCACAAGAAGCCAAGGTTAATCGTGCTCCACGCAAGGCCAAGGCTGTCAGCAAAGACAAATTAGTCGCCAAGCTCAAGTTCATGAAGAGCAACGAGCCGCTGAAGCTGGTCAGTGTTAATCCTGCTGACATTATCGGTGCAGGCGAACTTTGGATCTACAACACTAAAAGCCGTAAGTTGGGCAAGTATGTGGCCGCAGAGTTTAATACTCTGGGAGTCAAAGGTACTACAATTACAGGCTTTGACGAATTTAAGAGCATCTGCAAAACTCTACGTAAGCCAGAAGAGAAACTCAAAGAGTTTAAGGCTGCTGGTAAGATTGCATTGCGGAAGTTCTTGGACGACATTAATGCTACTGACACTAAAATGAACGGACGCATTAACGAAGAAATCATACTGCTCAAGGTTGCTTGAGATAAGTATGAATAGAGGACTCTAATGGCATTCACCCCTCTTTAAATATTCTGCATGTCATCAAACTTGCTACCTTACAAAGGAGACTAGAGATGGCAAAATTTTACTCAACAAAACATTACGGACACAACATTGGTCTGTCAGCGGTATTCCGTCAACCTAACGCAGATCACAGCCACTGTCATTTGCTACACGGTTACAGTCTAGCGTTTACATTTACATTTGGCTGTGACACGTTAGACAATAAGAACTGGGCAGTAGACTTTGGAGGACTTAAACCTCTCAAGGCCTGGCTAGAAGATCACTTTGATCACAAGATGGCATTGGATAAAAATGATCCGCATTTAGCCAAGTTCCAAGAACTAGAAGCATTAGACCTAGCAGAGATTAGAATCTTTGATGGAGTCGGTGTAGAAAAGTTTGCCGAACATGCTTTTAAATTTGCTGACGCACTGATACGTGAAAAGAGCGGCGGCCGTTGTTATTGTGTGCGAGTCGAGTGCGCTGAACATGGCGCAAACTCAGCAATCTACGAAGCATAAATGAATACTGTAGAAAAGATTTGGGCCCGGGCAACTGGGCACTTGATGGGACACACGGACGACGACCGTCCGGATGTTCCTATTCTTACACGTCGTGAAGCTCGAATAGCCTTGTTCTTTAAGACGTTCTGGGTTATAATACATGTTGTAACATGTTTTTTTATTATTGCTAACACTATAAGGCACTGGTAATGACTGTTGGTTTTACATGTAGTACATTTGATCTGTTTCACGCAGGTCATATTATGATGCTGAAAGAAGCAAAGACACAATGCGATCATTTAATTGTGGGATTGCAAACTGATCCTACAATTGATCGTCCTGGTATTAAAAATAAACCCGTCCAAAGTGTGTTCGAACGCTACGAACAACTCAAAGCCTGCAAGTACATTGATGAAATTTTGGTGTACGAAACAGAAGACGACCTCGTAAATATCTTGCTTTCTTATCCTATTGATGTTAGAATACTAGGACAGGAATACGAAGGTAAAGAGTTTACAGGCAAAGATTTGGAGATTCGCTGTTACTTTAACACCCGTAGACACAGTTTTTCAACCTCAGAATTAAGACAGCGTGTAATAGACGCAGAAAGTAAAAAATGAAGCGCATAGGCTTTGCTTGCAAGTGGATTGATAACGCCAGTCAAGTTAACGGAATTAAACCCAAAGACGATTGTAAAAAATATAATACTGGCAGTACCACTGTTGCTTGGTTAAATAGACAAAGCAAGGATGTGGCTGTAGAAAAGCTTTGGGATCTCATGAAGCAGAATATCGAAAGCACCCGCTTGCTAGTTGAAAAGGTAGGTGGTTTAGATGAAAATTTGCGAATGGTACGACTCAGTAGCGATATCCTTCCTGTGTACACTGAGTCGACTTGGTCTTGGTTTTGGCGGACTTCCGACGTCCGAGATTACGCCGAGAGACATTTCAGAGCAGTGGGAGATCTGGCTCGCAAGATGGGTGTTCGGGTTAGTTTTCATCCTGGGCAGTTTACTGTCCTTGCTAGCGATAATCCAGATATTGTCAATCGTTCAATAGAGGAATTTGAATATCATGCGGATATGGCGAGATGGATGGGGTATGGTAAAAGATATCAGGACTTTAAGATCAATGTCCACATCTCCGGTAGAGCCGGTCCAGCCGGTATCAAAGCTGCCCTCCAACGACTTACCCCCGAAGCAAGAAACTGCATTACCATCGAGAACGACGAAATCAGCTGGGGGATCGACGCCAGCCTCGAACTTGCCAACGATCTCGCTTTGGTGCTAGACATACACCATCATTGGGTTAAAACTGGAGAATATATTGAAGCCACTGACGACCGTGTTAAAAGGATTGGTGATAGCTGGCGTGGTGTGCGCCCTGTTATACATTACTCCGTCAGCCGTGAAGACGTACTTGTTGGACATTCCGGACACGAACGCCCCGCTCTTGTTCCGTTAATGGAAGATGGTTACAAAAAGGCAAAACTCAGAGCACATTCTAATTTTTACTGGAATAAACCCTGTAATGAATGGGCGCTGAGTTTTTGGGATAACTGCGACATTATGTGCGAAAGCAAGGCTAAAAATCTTGCCAGCTTTGCACTATACGAGCAGACTAAAAATTAAACTTTAGCTTTGGGCTTTCTGCCTCTGTTAGATACTTTCTTAACAGCGGCTTTGGCATCTGCTGTGGTAACTTTACCGTCACCATTAACATCAGCTACTTTCTTTGCTCTAGTTGCGGTTTTCTTAACTGCTGCCTTCACATCGTCAAAGTTTACCTTACCGTCGTGATTTACATCAAGCACATTTTCTGCTAGTTTTGAACCTTCGGCAGGTGCAGTATGCCATGCTGGCTGAGCCGGTGCTTCTACTTTGTATGGTGCCTGTTCTGGTTTGCTAGCCTGTTCTTTTGCTGCTTCTGTAGGCAATCCAAATAACTTACGTAAAAAATCAAACATGTTGTTTTTCTCCTTGTACTACTATTTATAGCTGTGTTTAATTATTAATTTATAATTGACTGATATCGTCTAAACTACTAGCTGGTCTATCCCATATTGTGCGCTTTTCAGCGCCTTTCTTTTGGGCAAATTTTTTAGCATTACAATGTTGGCAACAGTGAAAGTAATTGTTGCTGAGTCGCTTGGGGCTCATGTCTTCTTTGTTCCTACGAAAAATTTCTCGACAGCTATCACACCTAAACACTATCACTCGACGAGTGCGGTTATAGGTGTGTTCTTTGCCTAGTTTACTGGTTCTAGTATAGGTTTCTGTGACAAATTCTTCTGAAAGATACATCGAGTATTTACATTAAGGTTATAAAACTTACGGATAAATACTCGAAAGGAACTAAAATGCTGACCATTACTGACTCTTCTATCGACAAAATCAAAGACTTACTATCCGAAGAAAACAACCCTAATCTTAAATTAAGAGCATTTGTGCAGGGCGGTGGTTGCTCTGGAATGAGTTATGGCTTTACTTTTGACGAAGAACAGAATGTCGATGACTTTTCTGTAGAGAAAAGTGGTGTTATAGTACTAGTCGATTCAATGAGTATGCAGTATTTGAATAACGCAGTCATCGACTATAAAGAAGATATAATGGGGGCGCAATTTGTGATTCAAAATCCTAATGCACAAACTACCTGCGGGTGCGGATCTAGCTTTTCTGTAGCAGACAATTATTAAGACCGCATAGGGGAATAATATGGCAAGACAAAATGTAGATATTGGTGTTCAAGGCAATGACGGAACTGGTGACAGTATCCGCGAGAGTTTTAGAAAAGTAAACGAAAACTTTGTTGAATTGTTTGCTATTTTTGGTCAAGGTGATAGAATTGCCTTTACAGACCTAGATGATGCTCCTATATACGGACCTAATCAAGTTATTATATCAAATGCCGATGCTTCTGCATTATTAAGCAAGGCTCTAGTAGGCGGTGAAGGCATACAGGTTGACAACGAAGACGACAATCAAATACGTATTATTGCCACAGGCGGTAAAGTCTCTACTGACCCAGTTCCAGCGTTAGGCGGCCATTTAGATGCTCAGAATTTTACCATAGGTAACTTACCTGATCCAACAGATGACGTAGCCGCAGACTTTAACAATACGCATAATACATTTATTTCAGCAGATAATCTAGTTATTACTAGGGGATACGCTGATCAACGATATCTACAAACCAGCGGTGGCCCCGGAATAGGAAGTCAGGTTCGTGTACGAGGCGAGCCGTTAGATCAAAGTGAATATTCAAAAACTGTAGCTAATTGGGTCGATGGTTATGCAGTTATTACAAATCATGGTTTTAACACAGGTTCTAACGGTGTTCCTTACAAATATTTTGCTAGCATTGCCTCTGCTACAGGACTGCTTAATGGATTAACATACTACCTACGATTCGTTGATAAAAATAGATTATCTTTACATCCAACTAGAGCAGATGCAATAGACGGTACTAACAGAATTATTGTCAACGATCCAGAAATAATTACACGCGGTGTAGAAACATTAACTGATTTCTTCTACGATCCAGAACTTTCGGGCAGTTGGGTCAGTAATGAAGCATTGCCAAGAAAGAGCGTAGTTCGTCGAGAAGGCGATACTATGACCGGTGCTCTAGTATTATTTGACCACCCAGGTACGCTGGCCGGATCAGGTTCTCCAACAGGTCCAGACGACCTACAGGCAGCTACCAAATATTATGTAGACAACTCAAGTTTTGCTTCAGAATCAAACCTGTTTGTGTCAATGGCTGGAGACGATGCACAAACTAAAACTCCGGCTGGAAAAGAAGGACGAGCGTTTGCCTATGCCTACGAAACTGTAGGTGCTGCTTGCCAAAAAGCAGAAGAAATTATTGCTGCGTCATTATCGGAACCGGGTCCTTACAGACAATTATTAACCTATGCTAACGTTTCAAACTTTGCATATATTGAAAATATCACAGTCGGTTCTGGAAGCACTAGAACGTTAAGTGTTTTCTCTAATGGCGGTGGTGTTGATCAAAGTAAAGATGTTGCTAATAGAGATTTAAGAGAAGGCAGTATTCTCAAAGGAATACAAAGCGGTGCCACTGCTAGAGTTAAAACCTATAATGGTGTTGCAGGTCTTAATGACACATATGTTGTAGAGTTGTTGCTCAAAGAAACTGAGATTACTAACTATACAACCGATTATAAAAAATCTGCTGCTAGACTAATAGCAAACAAAGATTTTATAAAAAATGAAGTAGTAACTTATATTAAAGCCAAGTATCCAATACTAGGGTTTGACGAAGAAAAATGTGCTAGAGATGCTGGGTTGATTGTTGATGCTATTGTTTTTGATATCACATATGGTGGTAATAAAAAATCTATCGAGGCAGGAAGATCTTATTATCTAGGTGTTTCTTCAGTATTGCCGGCAGGACAGGTTGCACAGACAGTTGATGGTATTAACTACATTAACTTATTAGCACAACAAATTATTGATAATGCTACTATTCCTCCGGCAATAGATGATGTATCGTTTGGTAAACGAGGACTTATTCCACAGAACACATCTGGAGACATTGGAGAATCTAGCTCAGCTGTCATTATTGAGAGACTAATTGAAAGCATTAAAAACATTGTTCTTAATGGCCGAGCCGGCGACGGTACTTTAGTTGAATTCATTGACGGTGAGACTTTGGAATTTGGTCAGCCTGTTCCAGAAGCGCAGATTACAATTCGTATTGAATCAGGCGTCTACTATGAACAATTCCCAATACGTGTTCCTACAAACGTATCTATCAAAGGCGACGAATTCCGTAGATGCATTATTAGA